AGCTCCCCCTCTTCGCCGCCGTCTCCTCGGAGCCGCCCGGCTGGTGGGCCGACGCGGGGCGGTTCATGGTGGGGGAGGCGGAGGAGATGCCCGAGACGGCCCAGGAGGCGAATACGGCCGCCGACGCCCCCGACACGGCTCCTGGGTCGGCTTGCGCGCCCTCGCCGCCCACAGAGCCCGCCACGCCCGCGGAATGGGTGGATCGGGTGGAGGCGTGCGGGTGCCGGCGGCGGGTGCAGATGGCGGGGCCGCGGGGGACGTGGGCGTTGGGGTACTTGGTGCGGATGTGTGAGGGGCATTCGGGGGGGAGGCGATGAGCCAACCCGAAACCCGCCAAAAGCGGACTTGCTGCCCAGCCGACTTCGCCGCTCGGCTGTTCAGCTCCGAGACCTACCAGGAGATCGCCGAAAGCCTCGGTGTGGACAGGAAAACCGTGGCCGAGTGGGCGAAGGATCCGGCGATTCTGGCCGAGGTGGAGGACATGCGCGCCGAGGTCCGCAGCCGCATCGTCAACCGCACCGCCAAGCTCGCGACCCGGGCGATCAACGTGCACGCCGAAATCATGGACAACGAGGAGGCGCCCGAGGCCGTCCGCCTCGCCGCCGCCAAGAACATTCTCGATCGGTTCGCCCCGGCCGCCACCGTGTCTGAGGTCAAAGTCACCGGAGCCCTCGACCTGGGGCGCACGGACGACGAGGACCTCGAAGCCCGCGCCCGCACCCTGGCCGCGGCGGTGCTCGGCGAGGTGGAGAAACCGCCTCGGGTGGAGGATGGGGGCGACAGGTGAACGCCGCCCGCGAGCTCCTGGCCATCGAAGCCGAGCGCGCCCGCCGCCGAGAGCTGGACCGGCGCATCGGCAGCCTCTACGCCTTCGTCCGCGCCATGTGGAGCGCCGCCGAACCCGGCCGCCCCTACCTCGACAACTGGCACGTCCGGGTGGTGTGCGAGGCGCTGGAGGCGGTAGAGCGCGGGGACGTGACGAGCCTGGTGCTTTGCCAGCCGCCGCGGACGATGAAATCGTACCTGGTCAACGTCTTTTTCCCGGCGTGGCTGTGGCTGCGGCACCCCGAGTACCAGTTCTTGTGCGTGAGCAACAGCGACGACCTCTCCGTCCGCGACTCGATGCGGATGCGGCGTGTGGTCACGTCCGAGGGCTACCGGGATCTCGTGGCGCGGCAGGCGCAGCGTGGGGCGGCGCCGATGTGGAGCATGAGCAAGGAGCAGGCGTCAAAGGTCAACTTTCTCAACGACCGGGGCGGCGGCCGGGAGTGCCTCGGCATCCGGGCGACGGTGACCGGCAAGGGCTGCGATTACCTGCTCCTTGATGACCTCTATGACGCCAAGGAGGCCCTGCTTGGCGACCCCGCCCGCGTCGCCGAGCGCATGGCCGAGGCTGTGGCGACGCATGACGGCGTTCTCCTGTCGCGATTCAATCCGGGCGGCCCGAAGCGCAAAATCTGCATCATGCAGCGCCTGCACGAGGCCGACATCGCGGGCGAGCTCATCCGGCGGGGGGAGCCGTCGTTGGTGCTGCCGATGGAGTACGACCCGGCCGCCGCCGACCCGCGCGACCAGCGGACGGAGCCGGGGGAGCTGCTGGTGCCGGAGCTGTGGCTGCCGCAGCCGCTGGCGGCGTGGAAAGTCGCCCTCGGAAGTCAGGCGAGCGGGCAGCTACAGCAGCGCCCACAGGCGGCAACCGGCGGCGTGCTGCCCCGGGAACACTGGCGGTACGTGGACATCCGGCACATGCCCAAGGATGAGGACCTGGACGTGCTGTGGCAGGCGTGGGACCTGGCCTTCGGCGGCAAGGCCACCTCTGACTTCTGCGTCGGTGTGGCGGTCGGTCTGCTGGGGCCCGTCGTGTACGTGGTGGACCGGGAGAAGGGGCGATGGGACTTCCCTGAGCAGCTACAGGCCATTCGCCGGCTGTCGGAGCGGCACCCTGCCGCGTTTGGCATCGCCATCGAGGACGCCGCCAACGGGCGCGCTGCCCGGGAGACGATCCAGCGCGGGTTGGACGGGGACCCAGCGGTGCCCGGGATCGTGCTGGTCCGGGCGAAGGAGGACAAGGTGGCGCGGGCGCAGGGGTGGAGCCCCATCCTCGAGAGCGGCTGCATGGTGGCTCCCTGCCTGTGCGGGCGGGCGGACATTCACGAGCACGGGCCGACAGAACGTCATTTCGTGGTTCCGTGGGCCGAGGACCTCATCGCCACCTGCGCCGCCTTCCCCAAGGGTGCGAACGACGACGACGTAGACGCCTTGGGGCACGGAGTGGGGCGCGTGCTTCGAGGCGGGCGCATCGCGGCGGCGTGAGGTAGTATCGGGCGCATGGCCTCCTCCATCGCCGTTCGCGTTCCCTGGTACGACCCCCGCGGATGGTGGTCCGCGATGACCCGAGCGTGGGCACAGCCCACCGCGACGCCGACGGAGTTTGTGGCCGGGTCCGACTTCGTGCCCGACCTGCCCGCCATGCCCGGCTTCGACCCCCGCACGGCGATGAGCGCCTACGGCTCGATGTCGTGGGTGGTGGCCTGCGCCGAGATCGTGGCGGCCGACCTCTCCCGCCTGCCGATCCGGGTGACCGCCAACGGCAAGGGCCGGGGCGCCAAGCCGGTCGACCACCCGATCCTCAAGCTGCTTCAGCGCCCGTACCGAGGCACGTCCGGCGCCTGGCTGCGGCGCCAGTGGAGCATTGACTACGACCTGACGGGCACGGCCTACGGGCTGGTCCTGGTCAGCGGCGCCCGGCGACAGGTGCCGGTGGGGCTGATGCGGATGCACCCGGCGCGTACCGAGGTGGCGCCCGGGGATGACGGGGTGCCGTCGCGCTTCGTCTACACCGGCAACGGCCGCGAGGTGCACTACAACGCCGACGCCGTGCTGTACTTCCGGGGCGCTTCCTGGGAGGACGACCCGCGGATGCTGTACGGGCAGGGCAAGATCCGGGCGCTGGCGAAGGACCTGGCCACCGACGACGCGCTGGCCGCGAACACCACCATCAGCGCCGGCAAGGGCCGTCCCGACGGCATCGTGTACCCGGACAGCGACACGGAGCAGTGGACGGCCGCCCAGGTCAAGGGCTTCCGGGAGGACCTGGATCGGCTCCTGCGCGAGGCAAACGGCGGGCTGGCCGTGCTCGGGCGCAAGCTGGGCTATCAGGCGCTCGGGTGGAGCGAGTCGGAGCTTGCCACCATCGACCAGCGGCGATTCCTGCGGCAGTCGGTACAGGCCGTGTTCGGGGTGCCGCCGGTGCGGCTCGGCATCACCGACTCGGTCAACTACGCGACCGCCGACCAGCAGATGCAGCTCTACTGGGGCGACACCCTGCGGGCCCGCGCGTCGGTCTTCGACGAGGTGCTGACCGAGCTGGCGGTGCGCGCGTGGCCGGAGTTCGGCGAGGTCGAAGTGTGGCACGACTTTGCCGACGTGCCCGCCCTTCAGGCCATGGAGGAAGCGCGCCTGAAGCGCGTCACCATGCACATCGCGAACGGCATGGAGGCGAACGCCGCCTATGCCTACGAGGGACTCACGGACGCGCCCAAGGTGGAGCCGCCCGCGCCTCCGGTCGCGCCTCCGGTGGCCCCTCCGCCCGCCCAGGAGCCGCCGCCGACCGACGCGCCGCCCCCGGAGTCGGCCAAGGCCAGCGTGCCGGTGGAGGCCCTGTTCCGCGCCCCCGAGCCGGCGCCCGTTGACGTCCTGGGCGAGCTCGGGCTTGGGCCGGAGGAGCCGCCTGGCTGGGACCGCGTGGCCGCCTGGGACGGCTACCGACGGCGGGTGCACGCCCCCGCAGAGGCCAGGATGCTGGAGGCGGCAACCGAGTGGCTGGACGGTCAGCGCCGCGTGATGCAGGAGCGGGTGGACAAGTTCCTGCACCAGAACCCGCAGATGCGCGGGATGACGGCGCCGAACCAGAAGATCCGCCGCGACCTTGCTGACATGCTGATGGCCGCCCTGTTCCTGTTGGCCCGCGACACGAACATCGCGTGGAGCATCATGGAGCCCGTGGTCATGGAGCTGATCCGGGCCGCGTTCGGGAGGCAATCGCTGGCCTGGGGGATGCCGTCCCTGGCTTTCGACGTCACCCGCGAGCGGCGGGCCACGGATGAACAGCTCGGCAACTCCATTACCGGCATCTACAGCACCCTTCAGCGGGACGTGCGGGTCAACATCCTGGCCGGGCTGGACCGGGGCGCCTCGGTGTCGGAGATCGCCGCGGACATCCTGTCCACCAACAGCACCATCTTCGACATGGCCCGCGCCCAGCGCATCGCCCGGACCGAGACCACCCGGAGCATCGAGGCCGGAAACATGATGGCCTTCGAGGCGCTGGCGAATGCTGGCGTTGAGTTTCAGGAGGAGTGGCTGTCCAGCCGCGACACCGTGGTCCGCCCCGATCATGTGCTCCTCGACGGGGAGAAGATCGAGGTGGGCGGCAGGTTCATCGTCCCGGCGCCGTCAAAGTTTGCGGGAGCCTCGGCGCCTCACCCGTCGGCGTTCGGGATCCCCGAGCTCGACATCGATTGCCGCTGCACCGCCGTCGGCCGCCGGCTCAAGGGGCAGTCCCAAGGCGACCCGACGCCGTGGAAGGTCAATCCCGGGTAGACCGCTCGGGCTTCGGCGGCAGCCGGCTCCGAAGCGCGCGGATTTCGCGCACCACGCCGCGCCGCGCCAGCGCCGCCACCGGCAACCCCTCTTCCTCGGCGGCAGCGCGTAGGGCCTCCTCCTCCTCGCGGGTCAGGGAGACGGAGACGCGGGGCCCGTGACGGTTAGCCATGCAACCATCATAGCATGTGGCGCGTTGTGACAGCCACAATACGACGCAGCGCGTAGCCCGCGAGTGGGGTTGGCCGGTACGGTGGCGGCATGTTCACCCGAACCGCCCCGCAGACCGTCCTCCGTCGCGCGACGTTGGACACGTTCACGGTCCGCGCGGAGGGCGACGCCGGCGAGATGGGGCCCGACCTCATCATCGCCAGCACCGCCGGGGTGGACCGCTACGGCGACATCATCGACCAGGAGTCGATGAAGCTCGACGCCTACATGCGCAACCCCGTGATCCTCTACGGTCACGAGTGGGACGGCTGTGTGGTCGGCAACGCGGTCCCG